CCTAAGCGAAAGACTAGACCTCTGTTAGCTGCTGTGTCAGTCTGTACACGGTTAGGAGCGTTGAACTGATACGTCCATACGATCAACTTAGTGTTAGTTGATGTGTCAATCGCAGTAGGGAAACCGAAGTTAAACCCTCTTAGCTCACCATCACTAGATGAAGTCATGTTAGTTGCATTAAGGGTTAAGGGCAAATTACCCGCAGTCTTAACAAGGCCTCTCTGAGTAGTCTGACCTTCACCAACACCAGCGAAACCACCTCTTGCATTTGGGTGGTCGCTTACAGCGTCTGTCATAAGGTCAACAGCAGTTGGTATTACAAATGTCATGCTGTCTCCTTATAGTGTTATTGTTTGTGCCTTTGTTGCTACTAGGCCACCCAACGTAGTTCCATCAAAGGTTTCAAAGTATCTATCGGAGCCACCAGCAGAAATGTATCTAAATAGCGTCAGTGTGTCATTGTTATACAAGTAGTTATAAACAGAGCCACCAAGTAACTCAGTGTTAAACGTAGGGATACTAGAGAAGGATGTCGTTAGCTTGATCCAGTCGTTAGTAACAGGAGCGTCACTGATAAACCCAGTGTTGAACTCTTTGCCCCAAGCACCAATGATAACTAGCTCACCAGCAGCATTTGACTTAGTACCTGTGATACCGAAGGAACCTACAGGAGCACCAGTGTAGTAACCACCGCCATCACCGCTAGTCTCTTTAGTTAAGGTAACCTTGCCAGCGATAGTAAAATCACCATCATCGTATGTGATGACTAGCAGGTCTTCTTCGTTGACCTTGATAGAGGCTATGCCCTTACCGTTGTCTCCCTTGTCACCTTTAGTTCCAGCTTGACCTTGTGGCCCCTGCTGTCCGTCTACTCCGTCAAGTCCAGCCTTACCGATCTTACCAGCTTTACCTGTCTTACCGTCTGTACCATTGAGACCATCAGTCCCTGAGAGGCCGTCTACAGCGTCTTTACCGTCTTTTCCTGATACACCCTGCTTACCAATGTCTCCACGCTCTCCAGAGGCTCCTTGTGGCCCCTGTGAGCCTGTAAGACCGTCTACTCCGTCCTTGCCATCGACAACATCAGGGATAGACTGGTTTAGCAGGGCTTTGACTATTGCTAGGTCAATCGCCTTCATAGTTACTCTCCCTTGATAAGAGACTTTAGCAACTCATGTTCCAGCTTCTCAGTTTCAGTAGGCTCTGTGGGAGCTACGACAACAGGCTCAGGCTCAGGCTTCTTGTAGTCATCTACGTTGAAGTCTAGCTCTGCGATACTCATAAGATCATTAACAACCTCTGGATGAGCAGATACATCAATGTCAGCACCGTTGAGGTTACGTAGGAATGAGGACACTTCACGTAGATCGTGAGGAGCGACATCACCAGCTTCGATGCAAGGCATCAAGTCATAATTCAGACCGTTCAACTGCCACAGACGCTCGACCAACTGTTTGTTGAGAACATCTACGATTGCTTGGATGTAACTCTCTAGCGCACGGAGGAACAAGTCTGTCTTCGACTTGGACAGGGCGTAGGAGCCACCTGATGTACCAAGCAGAAGAAACTCAGAAAGTACGCTACGAGCAATGTCATGCTGGTAGCGGTTAACGATTGGGTTGATGTCGATGTTACGCTTACCGTTAGATGCCATCAGTTCGATGTCAACAAGACGAGTGCTGCTTGGCGCTCCATCTTTATCTGGGTAGGTATCGGAAGGAAGTACAATGTAACCTTGCTCGTTGAACTTAACGTCCCGTAGGATTTGCTGTAGGTCATGCACGAAACCAGCCTGTGCAACAGAAGCATCACCAGATAGGTACTCAGCAGGGATACGAGCAACAGGAATACCTGCAAGCTCACGCTCTACTGCGATAGCTTCAATAGACTGAAGGTTATTAAGATACTCATAAGAAGTGTAAGCGTTACGAAGGATAGAACGACCACTTGGGTCTCCGTTAAGAGAAGTTGTTCTATAATAGATAGACTTGTTAAGGGGGATGTAGTTCCGACCATTCATAATACCCACTGATTGTTCAATACCTAGTACATCACCAGTCTTCTGGTTTACATCAAACTTGTTAATAGTCCACGGCGCACGAGCAGCAATCTTCTTGACACCTAAGCGTCCGTCTGTGTACTTGGAGTGCTTCTTGTCAGAACGCTCAGTGGGGCCAACTCGACGTTTGTAGATTACCTCGAACCAACCAAAGCCATACGACAAATAAGATAAGGCTTCAGCTACGTGATCATCAAGTGTGTGATCCATGTCATCTAGTACAGACTTAACGAAGTCAGCTTCTACTTTAGCAGCAGGGGTATCATCAACAGGCTTAACAGTAAGTTCAACATCACGAAGGATTTGTTCAACAGAATACATGACAGCACCAATAGTGGCATCATTATCTCTCATTTCACGGTACTTACGGATAGCTTTACTACCACGCAACTCAGGCAGAAACTCGTCTGCTCTGATCTGACCGTTCTTTGTGTTATCGCCAGCGACACCTAATGTTTGCTTGGCTTTACCCTCTGAGAGCTTCTTCATTGTGACTATTGCCTTTTACTTTGATAAGCCCTTAGCACTAGAGTAAGCGAGGGTCAATTTTGGTTTAGCGTAGCCGTTAAGAGAAAGGTCTGTGATTGCCCATACCATTGCATCAAGTCTATCTGGTGAACCAATTCGACCTAATGGTTCCCATGTACGCATTTGTGTTTCAAGTTCGTTCAGTGAAGCACCGTCAGGGGGGTTAGTAACATGCTTGACAAGACCACGCTCATATAGTGCTGATATAGGTTCAGCACGGGCAAACTTACCACGAGAAGCTCGTACAGCTTTATAAGAGACAGTTTCATCTTCACCATGTATTGTTGTTTTAACCATGTCACCACCTTGATTGACCTCGGCTACGATACGGTCAGCTTGGTAGTGGTGGTAGAGTTTAATTGCTTTAGCTGCCCAACCTTGTGGAGACAACTTGTCTGTGTAATCACCTAGTACGTAAGCGATACCGTTGATATCAATACCTGCCACAACAATACCAGTCATGTCACTCTCAGCATTAGCTGTAACCGCAGGATCAAGTGCTACGACAATACGAGCTAAGTCAGGTACGTCTTCATGCTTAACGTGAGAGTTATCTAGCATCTCAGTAGACCAGAGAGCGCCTTCAGCTTCCTCTAGTACCTCAGCATAAAGCTCCTGCCTACCAATACGTGTTCCCTCGTACTGCTCCTTAACAGCAACAAGGTAGGTCTCGGCTAGGTTAGCAGCATTATCAAAAGTAGAACCGCTTGTAACAACAGTCTTAGGGTTCTTGAGTAACTCACGCATCAACTTAGTTGGCTTGGGGGTTGTAGTAACGCACACTCGTGGGTGCTTACCTAGACGTAGACAGAACTGAAGCATCTGCCACGTATCTATATCTTTGTTCCATGCAGCAAGCTCGTCACACCATGCAGCGGAGAACTGTGGGCCACGTAAGCGTTCTGGTTCTTCTGCTGAGTAGAACTCAACTTTAGCACCATTAGCCCATGTAAGGGATCGTTTAGTGGGAGACCATTCTGGGAAGCCCATAGGCTTACCTTTGTTATCTTTATCATGCTTCCAGCAGACTGAGAGGAAACCACTCTCGCCCTTAACCATAACACGTTCAATGTCACTGTTAGTAGAAGCTACACAGGCTATACGCTTATGTCCATTCTTGACTTGCTGTCGTACCCACTCAGCACCACAACGGGTCTTACCGAAGCCACGACCAGCATTGATTAACCAAGTATTCCACTCATTGTCAGTCGGAGGAAACTGTGCGTCTCTACCCCAGAACGACCAATCATGTTGTAACTCGTCTACCTTAGTTGGCCCTAGTTGCTCAAAGAGCTTCTTGACCTTAGTTGCTGGTAACTGTCGGAGAGTATCAGCCGTTATTCTCTTCTTCGGGTTCATCAGTATCAAATCCTAGCAAGTTCATAAGTTGATCTGCTGCTGCGACATCAAGTTCAGGATCAACCTCTTGGTCAACTTCAATAGTTGTTTGAGTTGGCGACCAACCAGCTTTGGATCGTAGAAACAGTTCTTGTGATTTCCAAGTGATACCATCTTGGATATCTCCATAGAGTGCTTGGTCAATCACTCGTTTACCTACTGCACCATTGATGCGAGTACGCTCGGCTTCCATTGCTGGGCCATAGTGCTTGTAGAGGGTAGACAAAGAACGAGGAGCATCAGTCATGTGCTGGATAGATACGATGATCTGACGGATGGGAACTCCACCCTGAATCATCTCAATGACAGCTTTCTCAACGAGCTTACTATATGGTAGCTTCTGAAGCATGACGACCTCTATTAGTTAACGACAAGGTGGATGATCTCCTAAGAGGGTAATCCAGATTCTAATTAGGTTCCCCCCAAGTCCATCAGCAAGATCACGTCTTACATGTTATCTGTTGAGCAAAGGTTCATCTTGGTTGGGCTGGGGGGAGTGTGTGTTATACCTGAGTTGATACCTCGAAGATATAACGACAATAAGTTGTGGAGAGTAACTTATGTTATACTTAAGTAATAACTTATGTATTTAATCACCATGTTGTTATTAACTTGTAGTTGTTAATTTCTTAGGAGATTTCTTAAGTAGGGGGTTATACTATACTATATAGACCTTTTTGTCGGTTTAACAACCAAGTATTTTCAGAAAGTAGCAACTATTTTATATGTCGTTGATATCCCACGATTCTTTTTTTGTATTATTTTGGGTTGACATTGGTATTCATTGGTTGTAACTGGTGGGGTGTGTTATTTATGTTACACCTCAAAAGTAATTTCTTGTTTTGGATTTAGGGGGTGCTAAGGGGCCGCGCCGAATCACTCGCGTATAATATAGGGGTTCCACGCCTAAGTCAAGCCCCCTAGTGATCACGAATTGTTACAATATGTTTCAGGTTATCACGGGAAAGTAGTTCAATGTTAAACTAAAGTTAGACAGTGGTTCAATGTTAAACTAAAGTTAGACAATGGTTCAACGTTAAACTATGTGTTGCACAAATGTCACCAATCCGTGAGGCTAAACACACAACGGTAACCCAGCCCATCCCGTAGGTAAATCTCGTATTCTGACTCTGGTAATTCGTTGTTCTTGAGCATTTCGATAAGGTCAGATTTGTCAACCAAAACCTCAATTTCCGTGCCGCCCATCGTTACAGCGACCTTGCCAGACTTGCGGATTTCATTGATGATTTCTTGCGTGTTCATGTCGTTTTCCTTTGTTGCTATACATATAGACTAGCATTTGATTCGCCCTACGTCAACAACAAATGTAAAACTGTAACAATTATCACAAGTGTGTAAATTAGTGTAACATATCAAAATAAAACTTGACGCGCGGATAGAGGAATCGCCCTCAACCCATTAGTGATTCGCCAGTGTTACATTATAACAATTCGTATGTTATGTTATACTATAACAATAGATAAACCACTGCCACAACGCGACAAAACCCGCCGCCCTATGGGGTAGCAGACTCGTCGTTTCTGTTTTGCGTAACGCTGTTTAAATCACAGTACCGCCCCCTCTTGTTTTACATCGCGCACGAAACCCGTTGAGTCGCCATACGCGCCGCCCTTGGCAAACAATATAACAAACACGCCTTGCGGGTCTAGGAATCTAAGGTCGTGCTTGTCGCCGTCCAAGGCCGTCCTGCCCATATAGCGCGTGGGTTTAACGTCATTACGCTTGAGTCTGCCAACAACAACGCAATTAAGTCCATTTGAAAACGCCTTTTCAATATCCGAGTCGGTGGTGTTTTCGTGAACGCTATAGCATAGGGAATAATTAGGAATTGATCCCACGTTGCGACTCATATCTTTGGTATAATCCCAAAATTGAACGTCACTATTACCAGAAAACAATTCGGGCCAGAGCGTTTCAAAACGTAAATCTGTAGTACCATTTGGACGAATAGCCAATGGTACGCCCATTCGAGCAGCCTTGCGTTGTAAGGCGTGAATCTCACGTTGCGCCTTTGCTTTGAATTGGTCGCGATACTTGAACCAAATTAGAGTCCTTGTCATACGCGCAACGTGGACGCTGTGGACGCCTTTGTTTATCATATGCAATTGACCATGACCCGACTCGTTCAAGCAATTCGTCGCGCATCCGAACGTCGCTGTAGAACACGTATTGAAAAGACTCGCCCATGACGGCGCACCGTAGAAAGCGTTTGCGAGAAACTCTTGGCCCTCTGGGTTCTTTTCCAATTTTGGACTCGTGCTTAGAATATTGGGGAGTCTATCCCATATCAGAGTGCCGTTTTCGCGGGTAGCGTTGGCAAGTTTGGCGTTCGCTTGTTTGCGCACGGTTTGCCAGAATTGCGAATTATAATGCCCTTTGATTTCATTGGCGTTTGATAGGGTTTTCGCGAGTGTTTGAATAAGCATGTTATTTAACTCCTTTGATTAAGCCGTTTTGCATTGTAACATTAGCGAAAAATTCACGGCCTTGCCCCGTGATATGGGGACGGTTTGCGCCCGTTAGAACCCCGTTTGCAATGTATTCTGGCCCAAAAATACTTGTTTCGATATAGCGCAAAGGTTTGCCGATAGACTCTTTCAGGGCCTTCTTTGACGGATAGTTAAAAACGATCATTATTTTGACTCCTTTGGTGTTGTTGCAACGTGATACCCACAGCAATCGCCAAACATAACGTTAATGCCGTTAGGTGTTGCGGGTTCAATCGTTACCAGCATTGGCGCAAATAGGGCCGTCGCTAGTATTAAACCGCCAAGGGTTCCAATGAGAAGGTGTTTCATATTTTGTTGGGCAATCCCTTTGTGTGTTCTGCGTTGGCGGCGTTTTTGTGAGATAGTCATTTTGTTGTGTCCTTTGTGTTAGCTATAATATTTATTGCCGCCACTGCCTCCAATAATTCCAGACTGTGCCGCTTGTATGTATATACAACACGGTCAACAAAATCGGCGTGTGATTCATCTTCACTGTCAAAATAGGAACCCGCATAGCACTCGCCACATGTTTCGTTATACATCCAAGTCGCCCAAATGCCCCTACCTGTATCGGCGAGAACAAGGTGCAAAAAATGATCATCCTTATGTGGAAATTGTACGGATTTTAAAAGCTTTGCGCCATTTTTTAGTTTGATATGTGTCATTGGTTTTCCTCCTCAATTTCAACGCATAAATCTAAGTTAAAATCACCTAGATCATAAAAGAAGGTCAAAATAACGGCCCCGTTTGGCGTAACCAATATAACGGGCGACTCGTCCCCGTATTTGGGATGTTCGTAAACGTCAAAACCGCCATATGACGCCAGTTTATACGGATTCAACGCAAGAAACTCTGATTTTGATATTGTCATACTATTTTTGTCCTTTGGTTTAGGCGAATCGCGCAAAGCTCTCGCCTGTTGTGTCCCAATTCTACCAACGATTCCTAGAATGGCAAGAGCCAAACACTAATATTCTAAACAATATTAAAAACCGCATTTAATAACAAAGAATCGGGCGCGTACGCATAGGTCAAAACAGACACTAGAGTCAATCGCATCTAATAAGCCTCAAAACGCCCCTTAGAAGCCCGACTCTGTTTTTATAGGTAATCACCCACAAAATTGATTCGTCGCATTCTAAGCGGAATCTGTATGTTATCACAAAAAAGTGATCAAATGTTACAAAAACAGGTTTATGAATTGACTCTCCCTGATTCGTTATGGTAAAAATGGGGGATGCCGAATCAAAACTTACGTATGCGCTCAGTGCATGGCAGGTATGCAATATTGTTGCTTGACGTATAGACAAGCGTTTGTCGTAAAAACGAATCAAACAAGCCAGCGAATCGTTGGCGTTGCTGCGTTCACAGATTCGCAAGGGAGTCAAGCTATGCCTAAAATGTTTTATCGAATCAGTTGCCGATTTATCACGTTGTAAATATGTCACGTCAAGTGTTGCAAAAATGTTTTCTGTGGAGTGTCACAAATATGCCACTGTCACCAAAGACACACACACCCCACCGATGGAAAGCCAGAGACCCCACCAGTGGAAAGCCAGAGAACCCACCAGTGGAAAATGACCCCACCGTGGGAATTAGAGACCACCAGCGAAATTAGCCATTGACCGTACCGAGGGAATTATGTACGGTGATTCTAATAACTGAAAATGGAGAACGATGATGACTAAATACCAGAAAATTAAAACGTCCGCTAAAGCAAAAGGTATAGATACTCGCAAATCATACTGTGGTGGTGGTTACTGGATCACAAAAGCGGATGGCTCTGACCTTTACCCCGATGATAACTTCTGTTCGTCCCTTAAAGAACTAGAGCATGAGGTGGCGCAATATTAAAAGGAGTGGCTTCGGCCACCCTTATCAACCCTACAGTGGAAATGGAGACCCCTACAATGGAAATTAAGGATAACAAAATGCAAGTTTGCCCACAATGCCACGGAGACTGTATGGTCTACACTGACGTACCAGCATCAGGAGGTTATGATTGCGTTTACGAACGGTGCGAGACCTGCGATGCTGAAGGTGTTGTTGAGATAGATGAAGACACGATAAAATCTTGGACTGGCTCACCAGTAAAGGAGGGATAAGCCATGTTATTCACTGTGTATTTTTGGGAAAAGCTGTTTAGCGAAAAAACCCTTATTGCCACATTCTTACTGAGATCAGATGCGGAAGCGTTCGTCGCCCAGTCCAATATCAAGACCTTGGTCATCAAGGAAATTGACAAATGGGAGGCTTGGCGGCTAATCCGAGAGGAAATTAAATGACCTACCAACTAAATTAGCTATTGACCCCCACAGTGGAAATATGGCATAAACGAATCACAGACAAACACTTGATCTAACTGGAGAATAAAATGACTAACATTATGACCAAAGAAGCCGTTTACAAATAAGGAAACGACCGATGACCCCACAACTTGAACGACACTTAATAGAACTCGGTGTTCTGCCAGCGACTGATTTAGAGAGCCTACAGGCTGTCGCTACAACTAAAAGCTACCCTGAGAGCAACAAGAACTGCTTTCGTGACCCCCGCGACGAAAACGGTAACGTACCATTTTAACTAAGGAGAAAATACATGAAAGCTAAATTGATAGGTTACACACAGGTGGCATCTGGCGTTGATGCAATCCTAGATACCGTGCAGGACATGATTGCATACTGCGCAAAGGTGTCAAACCCCAAAGGGCAACAGGACATGGATACCAGTGATCGTCTGTTGAAATACTTGATTAAGCATAAGCACTGGTCTCCTTTTGAGATGGTTAGTGCTACAGTGGAAATTGAGACAACACGAGACATAGCTAGGCAGATGCTACGCCACCGTTCTTTCTCTTTCCAAGAGTTTTCGCAACGCTATGCAGACCCAAACGAGATGGAAGAGACCTTTGTTGTGCGAGAGGCACGTCTACAAGACCCAGAGAACCGCCAGAACAGCCTCTATGTTGATAACAAAGGTTTAGATGATTGGTGGACATCCTGTCAGTTGTTTCACATTGAGCAGACCAAACTGCTGTACAAGGCAGCGATGGAGATGGGCATTGCTAAAGAACAGGCTCGCTGCATCTTACCAGAGGGTAACACGGTGTCAAAACTGTACGTAAATGGTACGATCCGCTCTTGGATTCACTATGTAGAGTTGCGGTCAGGTAATGGTACACAGAAGGAGCATATGGAGTTGGCTGTGCAGATCGGTAAGGCTATCTCAGAAATCTTCCCCTTAATTGGAGATGTTAAATGATGTTGGGTTTTATTTACGGGTTTGTCACAGCTTATCTATTAGCTCTGGTATTAATGATAGACGCCATTGATAATGCGGTGGATAGCTCACAAATCGAACCTGAGAGTAAATTAGGTGCTACCCTTTTTGTTCTAATGTGGCCTTGGGAAGCCCTTATCGTGATCTTACACAAACTGACAGGACGTTCTAACAATGACCAGTAAAACTTATGCGATTGCTACAAAAACTCCACACGGTACATTCATTAGGCTCAATCTACCTAAGATGTCTTTTTTGACAGCTACAAAACGCGCAGAAAAACTCCGTGAATTGAAACCAAACACGACAGTGCTAGTCGTTAATACGGAGGCTTACTAATGGAACAACACCAAATGACCACAGACGAAATCGTAACTATGTGTGAGAAACTTTCTAGCAAGTACCGACGACCTCACATGAAAGATGACCTAGTTTCAGAGGGTGTTCTGTCTGTCTATGAGCGGCTAGAGATCACCCCCGACGAATACCCAGCGAGTTTATACCGAAGAGCTAATAAGGCCATGTATGATTATATCAACGTCAAGAACAAGGCTGTCACTATCCCTGTGTCTAGGACTACCGAGAGCTTGTCAAAGGGTTTGGAGTATGAACACGGGACATACTCTGATAAAGGCAAAGAGGAACTGGCAAGAGCTTTATCTTCGACATCTGTTAATTTTGAGGGTGACTTCTCTTTGTCGGTACAGGATTGTACACAGAAGTACGAGACTGAGGATTTTCTGGAAAAGTCTTTTAAGATGCTTGACGACAAGGACACAGAGATTCTGAAAAAGAGGTACTTTGAGGAGTTGTCACAGGCTGATCTAGCAAAGAAACTTGGTGTGTCGCAACAAGCCATAGCAAAGCGGGAAGTTGCAGCCTTGAAGAAAATGTCACGGCTGTAACAAATCGTGAGTTGTTAAAAGACGAAATAGGTCTATATAGTAAGATGTACCTTGTAAGTTTTCTTACACAAGTTACTACTTAAGTTACTACTTAAGTTACTACATAAGCAATAATAACTACAACAAGTAATAACTAAAGGAGAAGGTTATGGATGATAATGAATACTTGGCAAGTATGTTGCCAGATAAACCAGAGTGGCAGTACCATGAGATTTGTTTATGGTCACCATTCATAGAAAGCACTGTAGGTAAGATAGCCAAGGGTATGGAAGATTGCGGATTTGACAGAAAACATGCCATACTTATCTACGAAGGTAAGATTCTTGATGGTCGTCACAGATATTTAGCTGCGGTTAAGGCTGGTGTTGATCCAATCTTCAATGAGTTCCAAGGCACTCGTGAGGAAGCTGTCAAAGAGGTTACCAAGGAACAGGTAGATCGTGGTCATTGGAATGATGAAGCTAAGAATTTCTTCTACGCTCAACGTGCCACTGCCTTGGGTGTTCGTAAACGAGAGGACAGCTTAAAGCAAAACTCTACCGATGTAGTAAATACTACAACGGTTCCATCTCAAGCAGAACATGCAGAAAGCCTTGGTGTGCATCGTGACACAGTTGCCAGATGGGAAAAAGACCGAAAGGAGATCATGGAAGACCCTGACCTAGCAGCCAAAGCTACAACACCAGAAGGCTACAAAGAGGCGAAGGCAGAGGTAAAGAAGCGAAGGAACATCGTCGTACCAGACTACCGTGTCGATGATGCTATGGGGGCCATCAAGGGAATATCGGAGTTGTTTAATAAACGCTTCGAGGGAACAAAAGAGGAGGCAGCAAGTGTATTAGTATCAGAGCTTATAAAGGGTTGCGAGACTGACGACATTGGTCTTAGCATTGCCAGAGACTACGTAAAGTGGTTTATGTCGATGAAAGAAGTTATGGACATAGCTGAACCCACGCTCTTACGTTTTCTGAACGAACAACCAAACCTTAAAATAGTAGTATAGGATACCCGACCATGACAAAATCAACAAACGCAGCTAAACTATACAATCAATCTAAGCAGTTCTGCATGGACCTTGGATTACTTCCAGACTTTGACAGTGCAAGCCGTCTACTAAAGTCTGGTGCAACCTCAGTAAAAGGCAATCTAAACTACCACAGCCGTAAGGATATTGTAGACATTGCCCTCAAGCCTTACACTAACGAGTTTGGTGAGCAAGAAGCGTTCGGTTCTATCTGTAGTCGAGACTTAGAGTACGCAGAGAAGTTCGTGGAAAAGACTATGAGCCGCTTTCAAGGTGGCGTAAAGAATATGACAGAGGCCAGTATGCACATCATCCGCTGTCAACGATCAGAGATCAACAAACTTAAAGACTAAACAAAAGGAGAGCCACATGGCTGAACATGCCCACCAAGAGTGTCCCTATGAAACGTGTGGCTCTTCTGATGCCTTTAGTTATAACGACGAAGGCTTCGGAAAGTGCCACGCTTGTGGACAAGGTTATCCATCCAGTCGAAAGACCTTCGATTGGGCGGATGAGAAGTACCCGACAAAAGGAGATAACAAGATGACATTCACACCAAAG